GTCGTAGACGAGTTCGCGGACGTTGAACTCGGCGGCGAGGGCACGGACGTGGTCGACGGCCTCCAGGACACCCTTGTCGCCGTGGTAGATGCCGGCGCCGACGTGCAGGTTGGCGTTGACGTAGATGACGGCGGTCGCGGAGCGTTCGCCGCCGACGTCGACGCCGATCCAGATGTCCTCGCCCTCAACGAACTCTGGCTGGCCGACGCACTGCTGCCACGCGCCCGGGGGGAGCCATGAGCCTTCGCCGATCCCCCAGCGGCAGGCGTGGAACTGCGCGAACGTGCTGTCGGGGACGGCGGCGCGTTGGCGGCGTAGATCGGCAACGGTGATCCAGGGGGCCGGGTTGACCTGCTTGACCGCGTGGAGGTCGTCGAGGTCGAAGTCGTCGGGGAGTGACCATTCGATCCAGTGCAGATCACCGCGGGCCTCCACCACGGGGCCGGTGCGCTTGGCGGACGGGTGAGCGAGCGCACGCGCCCGGAGCCGGCCGAGCGGCGAGTCGAGCTGCGCCGCGGGGGTGGAGATCAGCAGCAGCTTGGAGTCGCGGGCGCTTGATCAGGCCGGTCTGCATCGCTTCGAGCAGTTCGCCGCCGGGAGGCCACGCCCACACCTCGTCGCCGATGTAGAGGGTGGAGGAGAGGCCGTGCACGCGCGGGCCGTCTGACGGGACGACGCGCAGCAAGCCGCCAAGGTCCTCGTGGCGCAGTTCGAGGTGGCGGACGGTGAGGAGATCCTCGAGCGCCTCGTGCTGCGCGAATCCGCGCATCCGTTCGAAGCAGATCCGCGCCTGATCACGGGAGGCGGCCCCGATCGTGACCATCGCCGCCGGCGTGGAAAGCAGATGGTGAACGCCGATCTTCGCGGCCAGCGTCGTCTTCGCGTTCCCGCGCGGCAGGATCGCCGCGATCTCGCGGGCCGATCCGAAGTACGCGCCGGCGATGCGCTTCTCGTGCGGCTCCATCGGCTCGTCGATCAGGTCGCAGAACTCGACGAGGCCGGTAAGGCCGGGACGAATCATAGAGTCAAGGCTAACAGTCACGCTGACGTATAGGGTACACTAGTTGCGATGGCAACTATGCATCCTCGGGGATGGCTCGCACCGCGACGTCACGTCGTGGAGGACCGGGCGCTCTCCGCCGCGACCGTCCCGGCGACGATGCTGCCCTACGCGCCCGGCGGCACGACGGTCACGCCGAACACCGCCCTGCAGGTCGCCGACGTGTGGGCGTGCGTGCGGGCCCTCTCTGACGCTGCCGCGTCCATCCCGCTGATCGCGTACCGGCGGACCACGGACGGCCGCCAGCGCGCGGACGGCGCGTTGGCTGACCTGTTGCGCTCGCCGGCCCCGGCGACGACACAGAGCGCGCTCCTCGGCCAGGTGATGGCGCATCTTCAGCTGTACGGAAACTCTTACCTTGGGAAGTGGAAGGACGCGGCCGGCAAGGTGGAGCAGCTCGGCCTGCTTCACCCCGAACGCATCACCGTCGAACTCCGCGCCGGCCAGCCGGTTTACACCGTCCTCGACGGTCGCGGTGGACGGTCCGAGCACGGACTCGATGATGTGCTCCACATCCGGGCGCCGCTGTCGGTCGACGGACTCACCGGGTTGTCACCGATCCGCCAGTGTCGGGTCGCGCTCGGCCTGGCCGGGAACCTCGCCGAGCACGCGAACGAGTTTTTTGCCGCCGGCGGACGGCCGGACGGCATCCTCAAGACGGGCGGCGGCAATCAGGACGCCCTCAAGGCGCTCCGCGAGACCTGGCACCAGACCCGCCAGAGGAATAAGGGCCGCGGAATCGCGGTCGTCAGTGGTGAAGTCAGTTTCGAGGCGATCACCGGCCCGCTCGACGACCTCCAGTTCGTGGAGCAACGCTCCCTCTCAACGGCTGAGGTCGCCAGGATCTTCCGGGTTCCCCCGTGGATGGTGGGAGCCTCCTCGGGCGACTCGATGACCTACTCGAACACCGAGTCGCAGGCGCTTGCGTTCGTCACATTCTCATTGCGCCCGTGGCTGGTCTGCGTCGAGCAGGCGATCACCGCCGACAGTGACTTGTGTCGCGGCTCGCTGTACGTCGAGTTCCTCTTGGACGCGCTCCTGCGCGCTGACAGCAAGACTCGCGCCGATGTGTACGCGCTCGCGCTGGACCCCGACAAGGGCTGGATGACCAGGGCCGAAATTCGGCGGCTGGAAAACCTCGAACCCGAAGGAACATGATGAGCGACCCCCGCGCCCCCGAACAACGAACGATCGACGTTGACGTCACCGGCCTCGACGCCCGCGGCAACACCGTCCACGGATTTGCGGCCGTCTACGGTGCCGAGTCCCACGATCTCGGCGGCTACACCGAGACCATCGCGGCCGGCGCGTTCGCGGGCGTCCTCGACGCGGACGTTCGCGCCCTGCTCAATCACGACCCGAACGTCGTCCTCGGGCGCACGAGGAGCGGCACCCTTCGCCTTGCCGACGATGCGCGTGGCCTGCGGTTCGAGCTTGACCTGCCCGACAGCCGCGCCGATCTCCGCGAAGCCGTCAGCCGCGGCGACCTCGACGGCGCTTCGTTCCGGTTCGTCGTCGGCGACGAGACATGGGACGGCGACCGTCGCACCGTCACCCGCGTTGCGGAGCTGCATGACGTAACGCTCGCGACTTATCCCGCCTACCCGGCCGCCAGCATCGAGCTACGCAGCCGTAACCCCAAGCCGGCCAAGCCGGAGAAGGAGAACGACCTCATGTCCGAGACCGCCACCGAGGAGCGCACTGAGCGCACCGAGGAGCAGCGGAACGGCGGCCTCCGGGTTCAGGACCGCGCCGCCGCTCCCGAGCCGACCATCGAGCAGCGCATCGAAACCGCCCTACGGTCGGTCCGCCGAGGCGAGAGCAGGGCCCTGACGACCGCCGCCGCAGTCTCGCCCGGCGAGCTGTCGACTGTCCTGTTCGATCGGCTCCGCGCTTCGAGCGTGGTGCTCGGCACCGGGATCAAGACGCTCACCACGGACGCCGACTCGATCACGTATCCGGTGCTCTCGGCGGATGCGGTGCCGGCCTGGTACGCGGAGGCCGCCGCGATCAGCCCGTCCGATCCGACATTCGGGACGCTTACCGCCACGCCGCGGAAGCTCGCTCACCTCGTGCAGTTCTCCAACGAGGTCCTCGACGACTCAGATCCGAGCATCGCGACGGTCCTGAACGATCACCTGCTTCGGGTGCTCGCGCTGAAGCTCGACGCCGGCCTCCTTGAGGGTTCGGGCTCGGCGCCGGAGGTCACCGGCCTGAAGAACATCAGCGGCAAGCAGACTCTGAACTCTGCCACGAACGGCCAGCAGCCGACATTGGACAACATCGCCGATGCGATCGCGCTGCTCGAGGCGGTCAACGTCCCGATCGACAGGAGGTTGGTCGTGCACCCGCGCAACGTGAGCACCCTGAGGAAGGCGAAGGCATCCACAGCCGGGTCTTTCCTCTGGGGCGAGCCGACCGCCGTCAGCCCGAGGAACATCTTCGGCGTGCCGGTCGTCACCTCACCGCAGCTTGCCACGAGCGAGACGCTCGGAACCTCCGGCGCCGTCACAAACTCGGCGTACCTGTTTGACACCGACAGCGTCGGGTACGTGCAGCGGTCTCCGATCGAGATTGAGCTCGACCGCAGCCGACTGTTCAACTCCGATCAGTCCGTGCGCGCGAAGCTGCGCGGCGACTTGATCTCACCGACACCGTCCGGCATCGTCCGGATCACCGGCTTCCTCGCCTAGAGTGAACATGACTCGCAAGAAGTTCGAGCCCAACGTGACCTACCACTTCCAGGTTCCTGAAGGCGGGCGCGTGATCTACAACAACATCGCCTACGGGCATCGCGGGACGTTGCAGATTCCCGGCTCGCGTGCGCAGGAGGTACTCGACCAGGGCGCCGAGCACGTCGACCCGGACGCGGTCCCGGACGCGGCTACGCGCGTCGAGCCGGGGGAGGCTCGCCAGCCCGGCCCGGCCGCCTGACAGCTTCCCGCGCTAGTCGTCCCCCACGACCCCTAAGATGGTTGGTGCCGGTGTTGCTCCGGCCATCCCGACGGCCTCCTGAACCGTCACCTCGGGTGCCGAGGCGCGGCTACAGGCGATCCTCACCGGCGACGACCCGCTCGTGAACATCAGCCCGTCGCACGTCACATTCCGGCAGGCGTGCGAGGAGCACCTGCGCTACCTCGAACACGACCGCCAGCGCAAGCGCTCGACGATCCGTGACGCGCGCAGCACCGTCAACGCGCACCTGCTGCCCGCGTTCGGGAATGAGACGCCGGTGGAGAACATCACCAGCACGGACATCGACGCCTACCGCGACCGGCTGCTGAGCGGGAAGCTGTCGCACCGCACCGCACAGAAGATCCTCACGCTCCTGCACGGCATCCTCGCCCGCGCGAAGCGCAAGGGATGGATCACCGCGAACCCAGCCGAGGACGTCGAGAAGGTCACCGTCCGCCGCAGCGACGAGTTCAACGTCCTGTCGATCGAGCAGGTCCACGCGGTCGCGCGCGCCGCGTGCGGCGAAACCTCGGCCCTGATCGTCACCGCCGCGTTCACCGGGCTCCGTCAGGGCGAACTACTCGCGCTGCGCTGGCGGCACGTCGACTTCGCGAACCGCATCCTGCACGTGCGCCGCAACCTGCCGTCCGGCACGTTCCAAGAGGACACCCCGAAGTCCCACCGGGTCCGCAGCGTCCCGCTGTCCGACCAGGCGCTCGTCGCGCTCGACGGCCTCAGCCGACGCGAGCACTTCACAGTCGACGACGACCTCGTGTTCCCCAACCAGGTCGGCGGCCACCTCCTCGACGACCAGGTCCGCCACGCGTTCTACGCCGCGCTCGACACCGCCGGGCTCGGACACCTGCGCGCCAAGCAGGACCCGATGATCTTCCACGACCTCCGCCACACGTTCGGCACGACGTGCGCCGCGAAGGGCATCGACCTGCGCCGCATCCAGGCGTGGATGGGCCACGCCGACGTGCAGACGACGATGCGGTATCTGCACTACATCCCCCAGCACGACGACGCTGCCCGCCTCACCGCCGCATTCGCGAGCGACACCGTGCACCCGGACGTGCACCG